CTTGAGAAAATCGGGCTCGCAAGTAGCAGGGTCTATCGTCATGTGCCAAGTAAGTGTTATGTTTGTGAACATGATGAATTTAGTAATCTATCGCTCATAGGAGTGTATAGGAAGCCAGTATTCTATGAGTGTGATAAGTGTGGAGCATTACACTTACGTTACAAGCAGGACTGGCTAGAGGCAAAGTTTGACAACCTTCAGGATGCTTATATAAATCCTCAAGATTGGGATAACGAACCTCCGCCCGAAGAATATAACTAGGAGCTTTATGGTAAATGAGAGGGGGGTGACACAGCGTTACATAGTCACTCCAGATAAGCATGCTCCATTGCACGACAAGAAAGCAATCTCTGTCGTTAAACAGGCAATAGAGACCCTAAAACCGGATGGGTATATTGACCTAGGAGACTTTTCAGAGTGGAATTCAGTTTCACACTGGCAATGGAAAAATAGAAAGAAACCACCTCTAGAATATCTGGTTCCTGCAGTTAATGCAGATATAGAGGCAACAAACAAGCTTTTTGACGAAATTGATGATAGTCTAGATAAGGCAAATGTAAAGGACCGTAGATTCTGTATGGGCAACCATGAAGAATGGCTTACGGCTTTCGTAGAGGCACATCCTTACTTGACTGATTACAAATATGAAACATTGAGTGGTGTTATTGAAAGAGGGTATAAACTATATCCAGCTGGAGAATACTTTAACATAGGAAAACTCCACTTCTATCATGGACATCATTTCGGAGGGCAGTATCATACAGCCAACCACTTAAGAAAACTTGGCGTTTCAATTATGTATGGACATTATCATTCAATGCAGATGATGGGCGCTACAGGCCTGCAAGGGCCCATAGAAGCGTGGAGTATCGGTTGTTTGAAAGATATGTCCAGCGAGAAAAATAAATGGCTTAAAGGACGTCCTCATCAATGGATGCATTCTTTCGCTATCGTTGATTTTTACAAAGGAGGTAACTTTGCGGTTACTCCGGTCAAGATAGTAGGTGGAAAGGCAACATTATGGGGATACACATTGAAGGGATAGAAGATGTATACATGTTCATACTTATCATATTATTCGGCACCTTGGGCAAATACCTCGACGACCATCCAATGGGTGGTTACGGTTGCCCAGACTACTGCGAGGCAGACCACAAGCACATCATGCGCGTAGATGGATATATTTCAGATACTAGAGCTGTACGGGATACCTGTAGTAGTAACGATAGTCTTTGGGTATTTTATATGGAAACAGAATCAGTGGATTCAGAATGAACTTGTCGAAGAAATTGAAACTAATGATAGACGGCTGGAGAATATCATCATTAAGCTAATTGACCAGCAAAAAAAAGCACAGCTTGAACTTAGACAACTCCGAGGATACATCGAAGGTATCAAGGATATAATGACAAGCTTAACACAGGAGAAATAATACTATGAAGGGATTAAAAGGGCTACTTGGAGGCTTAATGGACGATAAAGGTCTGTTCCAGGGTGGCGAAGAAGGCCGTGTTGGTGGACGTTTCAGAGATATGCTCCAAGGTAAACGTACATCATATGACCCTGGTATGGAAGAAGGCAATGAGCTTTCTAGACATGCTAGAGACTTTGCAAAGAATATGGATGTTGGCAGTAAAGAAGATGTCTTTGAAATGCAAAATATGCTAAATGAACTTGGTATTAAAGATTTTGAAGGTAAAGCTCTGAAGGCAGATTCTATGATGGGTGATAGAACTTTATCAGCTATGAGGATACTTCAAGGTCAAGACTTTAATGGAGAATCAGTTGAACGACCAGAAGAATCTTTTGATTATGAACCAGGTAAAGACCCATCAGGGCCTGTTGACCCTTGGGCTTCAGGAGATTATCGTAATCCAGAAGACAATCGAATGTCAACCATGATGAGAAATAATTCCCCTAAAAGTTGGATTAATAAATTGTTTGGTGGTGGTGAAGGCAGTAAATATGCAACTGGACCTAGTAGAGCTCTCTTTGGAAATGATAGAACGAGAGATTAATGGCTAAACGTACTTATAAGATACTCCGTTTTGATGGTGGCATAAACAATGATGCTGACCCTAGAGATATAGGGGATAATCAGTTTGCTGATTTGCAGAATGTTGCTGTCGATGAAATGGGGAAGATTATAGTACTTGGTGATGTTCAGACTCAACGCAAAGATTTAGCTGGGGATATTACAGGACAGGGTAGAGGCCTATTTGCGTGTAGTACTGACCATACTGGATTCCTTAATGATGGCGTTACTCCTGCCGCTCCTGGACAAACATATTATCTTGTTGAAGATGGTGATACTATTAGAGGTATAGGAGAAAATGGTGAAACTGATACTATAGCTTGTAATATGAATGAAGCAAGTATGTATTATGTTGGTGGAGCCCTTAGAATAGCAGAGGCAGATGTTACAAGTGCTGATGTTACTCCTGTATGGCGAGGATTTGTTGAAGGCAGGACATATAATCCTGGTAGTTCTTCTGGTGTAACCACTATTTCTGAGCAATGGGCTACAGTAAATGCAGAAATAAAAGGTGCTTTTGAAGTATTTACTCCGACTTATGCTTCATTATCTGCTAATGTTAAAGCTACAGAGTTTTGTAAAAATGCTATTTTTATAAATGTGCAGGATGATTTAGGAACTAATGCTACAGACTTTAATCAAGCTGTGTCTTGCACTGCTACTGATACAGATTATGATGGCTTATTGGCAACAGCTACTTCAGACCATGAATGGGGATTTCAGCTTGAATTTGACGAATCTAGTGATGGAAATGGGTCTGGAACATGGATGCCTACTCCTGAGACTAGATATAAATTTTATATTACAACTATGTACGATGACCATGCACAAGAAAGTTTACCACAGTTAATGCGTATGCATAGTAGTACTCAAGTATTAGGTGGTTTAACTTGGGCTGGAAAGGTTGTTGAATCAGAAATTTATTTTACCAATGGAAACACTGATGAAGAGGGTGAAAATGTAGCTGTTTATTTTGCACCTACATGGAAGACAATAGGTTCTGCATATAATTTTGGTGCTGCTAATACTGATGATAATACAGGAGGAAATCTACGTATAAGTGGAGTACGTTTATATTGGGCTTCCAATGAAGATAGTTATACTACGTTATGGCAACTGTTTGATATTAAGTTTGACGAAGGGGCTAAACTTATCGGCATAGATGGTGGTGGTGGTGGAACAAGCGGCTATTCTCCATTTAAAGAAAATGCAGGCGGCAATGGCCATGTAAGTATAGATATATCTGCTGATAATGTATGGAGCAATCCTCCAAGATATTATCAATATGACGTCTTAAATGCTCATTCACATACAGATATAATTAAAGTTGATTCTTATAAGACTGCAGCAGTAGCTAATCGCAGGGTGTATATAGGTAATGTTAAACAGGATGGCAAGATACATGGAGATAGAATGCTCAAATCTCCAGTTAACCAGTTTGACAAGTTCCCTAGTATTAATAATATTGATGTTGCTATACATGATGGTGATGATATTGTGGCTCTTGTTGAGTATGCTGATAGGATACTGCAATTTAAGAAGAATACTTGCTATATAATTAATGTATCCGGCAATACCGAATATTTAGAAGCAGAACATAAGTTTAAAGGTATTACTAATCCAGGAGCTGCTTGTAGAACGGATTATGGAGCTGCTTGGGCTAATCAGAATGGATGTTATATGTATGATGGACAGCAAGTTACAGATTTACTTGAAGACCAAGGTATGCGTAAGATTAATCAGTCAACTTGGAGTACCTTTATTGGAACAGACAATTATCATCGTATAGGTTTTAATCCTTTTAAGCGCCAACTCATTGTATTACAGGGAACATCAGGTGATAATGCTTATGTTTATGATATGGTAACTAAGAGCTGGACTTTTTCAGCAAATATGGTAGCTGATGGGGATACAGGTTCTAACTTTATTAATGACCCTGTAGATGGTAGTCTTTTGATATATAATGAGACTGGTACCGAAATAGATAAATGGGCTGATGACCCTATTGGAGATACGACGCCTTCCATAGTTATAATAACTAAAGATATAGACTTTGGTGAACCAGCAGTACGCAAAAAGGTATATAAAGCCTATGTATCATATAAGTCGGGAAGTACTTGTTCTGCCG